GCCCGCAAAAGGCAGTAGAAACTACTCCTTTTGTGATTCCCGCTCAAGGCAGGGAATCCACTTTAGACGGAAACCACTGACGTTGTCTCTGAAAGAGACGCCGCCAGGGTTCTTGGAGTTGCCTAAGGGAGTCTTAATTGACTCCCCGCGACCATCTCCAATACCGTATAAAGCTGAAGCGAGAATAGTATGCGGCTTCCAATGCTCCCAACCAAGGAGCGTGGAGATCGGCGAATAGGTGCGGATGAAACCGCGTCCGTCCGAGGTCTCCTTAAAAGTCCACTTACTAGAATCGTGTATAACGAGGTCTCCAAGAGATGGAGGTCCTCGAAGCTTACGGATAGCCGTAGGTAGGCTATCGAGACAACGATGCCAAGCTCGTAAGAACTTAGGCCTTTGAACTCCTTCGTCCGGGTAAACCGAACGATAGAGTCCATTAGCCATGGCAATTGTCTTCTGCGGTTCATCTGGGTCCTCCTTTTGATAGTAAGCCCTAACGGGTATACCATCGAAGAAGTCCCCACCGCAGCTCTCTCGAAAAGGTCCTTCAAGGAAGGTTTTTCGTGGATTGGTCTTAAAACCAGCCCAAGAGAGGTAAGCCACGACCGATTCAGCCATGGTTGTCGGAACGATAAGATCGTCACCGAACACCCATAGGCCTCGCCCGAAGACGGCATCTTGGTGATGTTCAAGGAGAGCAATAGCGCGACACATCGAGGCGAAGACAAGAGTCTCCAACTCAAAGGTGTAACCATTACCCATACTTGAGAACTTCTCCAAGCGGTACCGTTTCCCCCTAATCCAAGTATAGGGTGAACGGAGAGAATAGAGCAAATCGAACCAATCACTTGGTAAGACGGCCCTAACCAGCTCCAAACAGAGCGTATCGCTCGCATTGGACAAGTCGATAGTTGCAAATGCACCTCCCTTGGAGGCGGCGCGAGCAACAGACTTGTGGATAGGTTGTGCAGCATAAAGGTCTAAACCAATACAAGAAAGGTCTAAACCAAAACGCCTAAGTCTCCCTTTCATAATCTTCCCAACAGCAAGCTGTAAGGAGACATTCAAGGAAGGTTCAACGCATATCCCCCTAAGCTTTAGAGCATCCTTTGGAACCGTTGTGAAACGATTTCCACGGACACTTTTCGGCTCAGAATGCCAAGGATGATCTATCACCAGAGCCCTGGCCCAAGCTGTCCTTTCCCAAAAGGGAAGGAGGCAGCGAGCACCAGGAGTGATAGTCGGGCGTGAAGAGATCTTGTCAGGTACGGTGATTAACCGCCCGCGATCTTCTAGCGTAGCCCCAGGACCAAACACCGGTTCAAGTTCGCTCGGTAGCTTACCGAGTATTTCAGAAGCTATTTTCCGTGTTAAGGAGAGAACCTCCCTAATACGCAAATCATCTAGGCCCTCAAAGGGGCCGTGATTATTGAAGCGACTGATCCTTGAATTCGATGCGCAGTTCTGTGCCTCACAACTCAAAAAGAGTTGCTCGGCATCCTTCTCTCGTTGGAGTTTCACCAAGGGGTAATCAAGTTTCCGAAGGAATTCGGTTACTTGGTTATCTAAGGCAAAATCCTCAGCAGAAAAGTAATGCTTCGGGTCAGTCCTCATAGAGAGGAGTTGACCATACTCTCGATGCTTGACGAGTAGCCAAATCGTCAAAGACCGAGGGGTGCGCACATCCTCACAGAGAGTGAGGATGGTTCTCTCGAGTAACTCGGGGAGAACTTTCACGGATTACCTCCAGAAAAGCTTCAACCAGTCAAAACGACTGGAAGTTCCGACGATTAAGTCGGTGCGAAGCCAGCCTTGAGGGCAGACTTCACAAGCGGACTTGCCATGAGACCCGTGAAGTACGCGATGAGGTCATCGACCTCCGCGTCCGGCACATCGGTCGGCATGGTAATGGTCACATTCGCCGGGACGTTCGACACCACAGAGGTGACGCTCGTCGTCGAGTCAGTGACCAAATGAGGGCCTGTGAAGTACAAATCCGCTCGACGCGCCGTGCGATCCCCATTCCACCGGGTTCGCATTTCGAAGCGTGGTCGGTTCGCCGGAACCCCAGAAAGGGCTTCGGCTCGCCAGACCGCAGCGACAGAGTCGCCGCTCGAGGGGGCCATTGCAGTGAAGACCACATCGGTCGTACCGTCCGCTTTCTTGACGGTGATGTTTGCCATTGACGGCATATCAATCCTTTGGAGGAGTTGTAAAAACTTAACGCTTCGACAAGCTCTGCGTCAAGAGCGCTATAGAAGATAGCGCTTTGCCAAGGAGTTCCCCGGAAGGCATTTTCATCCTTGAAGAAAAGGATGGAACAGGCAAAGAGGCTTGAGGAAACCTGAACACAGAATGTCCAGAAATCTCGCGCCTCCATTGCAAGACCCCGAGGTAGTAGCTAGAGTAAGAACTACTCCCGCTCCTAAGGTGAGTTATAACCGGCTTTTCAATACTGAAACCCCAGAAAGCACTAAAGCCTCCAAGGAACTTACTGATTGGTAAGAACCAGTTTACGAGGAACGACAAAGGTATGACGTCCCAAGCCACCTGAGCTGGGTTGACAAAACCCAACTGATTCGCAAGGGCCAGGTTGGGATTACTGATGGAAACATCAGCGGAAACTTGGACTTTGATGTCCACGGATCCCTGATTAACCTCAAAGTAACCCCCTCCTGAAAACTGCTCTCGAATAGAGGCCATCTGATTGCCGCGACCCCTACAGTGACCCACATTAGGTGTGGACTGTAGGACTTCGACGGCGTCACCGATGTCCTTAATAAGAGGCAACCACCCGAAGACCATCTCCAGGTAAGCGCTTGCGAAGTCGCCAGAGATTTTATATCTCTTAACGACAGCCTGTGTCTTCTTCTTTTGACTCTCCTTCGTTAAGAAGAGGGCCTGGTAAATACCAGGCAAGTCAAAACGCCGAAGCGCTTTGCCAAAAGACCACAAGCTGCGGCATCGAGAGCTGATCATATTCAGACTCTCACGCATTTCCAAAGTGGAAACACCGAGGGATGCCGTCTTGCCGGACTTGATCTTGGACGCGAAGCGATCGTATGCCGTGGCATAAGCCTTGGCGACCGCAGCAGAACCATAGGGGCCCCCATCAGGGGTTACCATGATGTTGCCAGCGTACTGACCAGCCGGGTTGAGAGGAGCACCAAAATCCCAACCACCAAATTGTTCAATCTCGAAGGGAAGAGGACTACGAGTAGCCCGACCCCCTCGAAACCAACGTTTATTGTAATAATGAACGTTGGACTGAGTAAACTGGTTAAAAGGACCGGTGATAGGCATAACGACCTCCAGAACAGTTGCACCTCTTTGCAGAGGTTTGAAGAGGAATTCCCGGAAGGGAGCCTCACCAACCGAAGTGAAGATGCCTGGTCGAGTTAAGACCCCTCGCTACGTGACCTTTCTAAAGGGCCACTAAAGGATAAGTTCCAGTAGCTCATTTTCATCTCAATAGACTAACGTCGAAGCACACTTTGGGTGCACCTCTAGGTTGGAGGTTTTGAGATGAGGCATTAATGCCTAGACAGAGACCCCGTG